GATATTGATATATATTTTGCGGACCCTGGAACACCTTCTCAACGCCCATTAAACGAGAATTCTAACGGGATTCTGCGTCGTAAATGGACTGCCGAAATCAATGGATTTTTAGAGAAGTGAATCAGACATTTATTTCCAGTGTCAGCAATCAACGTAATCATATTCCAAGAAAATCATTGAATTACAGAACACCAATTGAGATATTTTTGAGCTATGTACAAGAAGCATTTTATTCTAACTTAATTTGACAAATCATACAAACATTTATAGCATAAGTGAAGAAAATATTTTTTTTGGCAGCAAGTCAACTTTAAGTTATATATATAAAGGCGAAAAAACAGTATCAGTTCAACTGTGAAACGAAACAACCACTATAGGAGGTGACCACAATGCCAATGATGGAAGTAACAGAATATGAAAAAATGATGCTCCTTGGTTGGCGTGGAATGGCTCAGACCACAAAAGAGGATGCACTAAAAGAAACAGAAGAAACTTACTTCGCTAAATCCCAGCAAACGCTTTTCACATTACAGGAACTTGCAGACAAGTGGGGATGTTCAAAAGGACACGTTCATCGGATATTGAAAAAGTATAACGTTGAGCCTATTGGTAAGCGAGGGAAAGAAAATGAATATGATGGTAGTCGAGCAGAAGAAGTAAAAGCTATTCATGATGGTAAGGTGATTTATCAAGATAAGCTTAACTGGAAAATGCGGGCAATGTAACAAATACAAACGAAATAAATAAGGAGGGACAATAAAGTGAAAGAAAAACAAGAAAAATTAGAAAAATGTTTACTTGAGTTTATTGAACGAGTAAGCGAAAAAAGAGCAACACCAGAAGAAATAGCAGTTCTTCCAGATGTTGCCAAAGTTTTAGCTATGATTTTGTATCCGAATCATTAAAGGATTGTCTAACTGCTTTATGAATAGATAAAAACATTTCACCGATGTTTTCACCTTCGATTTGATCAACAGCAGCATTAGAAAGATTTGCTAATCTTGCTATAGTAATTTCTTTAGCAATTTTGATTGATTCCCAGTCATAGTCAATATATGTTCTATTTTCTTTAATCATCTAAATTCACCACCTTATTGGTTATTTCAGTAGACCACTTACTGATAATTAAATTATACCAGAAAAGAGGGATTGCGTGACCTACAACGAAGAACAACAAAAGTGGATATATGAACAAATTCAAGCTGAACGGCGCATGATTCAAATAGACAGAGAAGCATTAAAGAAATCTGGCAGACTGACGGATAAGGAATTAGCGAGGATGCAGAACGAGTTGGAATTTTTACGTGAAATGGAGCTTGAAAATAGAGTTCAACGATTATGAGGAGGAAACAAAAAATGGAAAAATTATATCAATCGAGACTGTTTGGTGCCTTCTTAGCGATGATTGCATTAGGCATTGCGCTAAAAAGTAACTTCACACTTATTGCGTTGTTGTTAGTAGGCACGCCGTTAATTGTTGTGTGGTTTTTTAACTGGGATGAAGCAAAGTACGAATTAAATGAAAAAAAGACTAACAAGGACGGCCATCCAAGTTAGTCACATACAAAATCATCTCAAGGAGATTATAACATATGAACGAGAAAATAAAAAATCTATTTTTTGAATTAAAAAAAGAAGCTGAAAAAGAACAAATTGATATTTTATGTGGTGCCTATATAAAAGAGAGCCAGGAACAAGTATTGATTGTTGGCGGCGAATCAAGAATACAAGCGATTTTGTTAATGGAAATCTTATCTGTTATGGAATCTGAAGAGTGTGATTGCCCAAACTGTCGAAAACAAGAAACAGACAAAAAAGAGCAACAAGCTAATTCGGAACTCGATATGCTATTAAACGCTTTCTTGCGAGGTGAATTAAAATGATTGATATTACCGGATTAAACGATTCAATTCATGAAAATATGTTGGCTTACGAACAAAATGAAGTAGTTAAAGCCATCCACACAGCTTCAAGCTATGGACAAACGAGCGTAGTGGTCCGTAAAAGAGGTCTTACACATCAGTTTAGAGCCTCTTTAGAACTTGAGGGAATTGACATTTTAGATCACAAGGACGACACAAAAGCTAAACTAGTATGGGAGTGGTAGTATGCCTGAATTTGATTCATTAGGAGCTAGACAAGAGCCCCCAGAAGAAAAAGAAGCATTAGAGCCAACATGGGAAGTTGACGAGGAGGAAGACGAATGACCTTAGAGGAGTTGACAAGACATCTTGAACAGCTTGAACAAGAAAAAGGATTGAAATATAAAGAGTACACGCGAAAAATAATGGAATTACAGACAGCTAGAGAGACTATTGACAAAGAATATCAACAAGAGATTGAAATGTTAAAAACGTTAATTTTAGAGCAAATGGGAGAAGATGAGAAAGTAGAAACAGATAGTTTTGTTTTAACCAAGAAACAACCAAACTTGTCTCGCCCAGCCAATTATAAATTACAGTTGCCAAAAGAGAAGGAAGAAAAAGAACCGTTTATTCAATATCTAAGACAAGAACATCCAGGACTTATTAAAGAAGCGACGGAATATAAACCTATCCAGAATGACTTCAAGAAATTAATTGCTGATGGCGTCTTCCATTTAACAGAGGACAATCAAGTCATTGATGATAATGGATGTATTATCCCCAATTTAAAAGTAAATGTAAAAGGCGTTGAAGTGAAAGTGAAGGTGAAAAAAGGATGACAACAGAAATTACGACAAAAAATAGTTCCATGGATATGATCATGGATGCAAACCTTGAGAAAGTAACGCAACAACTACAGGCAATCGCAAACTTTCAAACAGTCGTACAAAACAATTTGAAGAGCGGACAAGACTTTGGTGTAATTCCGGGAACAAATAAGCCTACTCTATTAAAACCAGGAGCCGAAAAAATTCAGATGTTGTTTGGAGTAACAAGCGAATACGAAGAAATTGAACGGATTCAAGATTATGATAAAGGTTTCTTCGCCTATACGATCAAGTGTACCCTTTCGAAAAACGGACATAAAATCACGGAAGGGATGGGGCATTGTAACACGAAAGAGAAAAAATATATTAAGCAAGACCCATTCACTTTGGCCAATACCTGCCTGAAGATGGCGAAAAAACGAGCACAAATTGATGCTACGCTAACGATTGCTAGTTTATCTGAAGTGTTTACTCAGGATATGGAAGATTTACAAGACTTCGCTAAGCGTGAACAAATGGAAACGATGAATACAGGGGATGCATCGTCAACCAAAGTAATGTTTGGTAAACATAAAGGAAAAACATTAGGTGAAATCAAGCAAGTGGATAAAGGCTATCTTGAATGGTTGAAAGATAATGCTAAAGATGAAGCGATGAAGCAAGCCGCGGCAATGGTTTTGGTTGAAGCCGAAACACAATCAACAAATGATTATGCAAATAAACCAACTATCGAACGTGCTGGAGAACATCAATTAGAAGTCATTGAGCAATTCATTCAAACCATTAGCCAGAAACAGGGCTTGTCAGAAGAAGTGTTTATGAAAGAGCACCAATTAGGTGGCTACAAAAACTACAATAAAGAGCAAGCAGAGCGTTGTATCGCTTACCTAAAGGAAATGGAATTACCAGCAGAACAAGAAAGCCTGTTTGATGATTCAAATCCTCCTTTTAAAGGAAAAGAAATTGATATCTCTAACGATGATTTACCATTTTAATTGCAAATAAATAGAGAGGGTATTTTTCCCTCTCACCCAAGGAGGTGCGATGATGGACTATATTAAGCAGATTTTAGCGTTTGACGATTATTTAATGTACAACCAGGGACTTTCATCTGGACAAATTGCTTTATGGCGCGCATTGATGAGCATAAACAATAAAACAAGATGGAGTGAGTGGTTTACGGCAAGTAATCAAACGCTCGAAACTCTAGCTGGTCTTTCACGCCAAGGAATAAATAAAAATCGAAATGTATTAAAACAACTAGGATTAATTGATTTTCAAACCAATGGAAGAAAAGCAACTTCTTACCATATATGTAAACTTTATACATCAGATAGTGTACAAGAAAGTTTACAAGAAGATGTACGTAAACTTTCTACGTCAAATAGTTTACAAGAGAGTGTACAAGACAGTTTACAAAGTAGTAGCGCAACAGTAGCGGAAAAGTGTACAACACAGTTGCGCAACAGTAGCACATTATATAAACATAAACAAAACGTAAATATAAACAAAAACATAAATGATCATATAGAAGACCTCGGAGTGTACGAGTTTATTCAGCAAGCTTGGAAAAAAGCACCTACAGGACTTTTACAAGGTGCACTAGGTCCATGGATCAAAGAATGGGGTCCAGAGTTGGTTTTGTATGCATTCAAGCTAGCTTATGAAAACAGTGTGGAAATGCAAGGATTGAAAAAATATGTGCAAGCCATCCTGAACAATTGGGCGAAACGTGACATAAAAACACTCGAGGATGCTGAAAAAGCGCGGGAAATGTTTGAAGAGCAAAAAAAAGCTGGACGCAGCGGCTATCAAAAGAAACCAGTTAGGGAAGAAAAATTGCCAAATTGGGAAGGTATGCAAGAAGACGTACCTCTTTCTGACGAAGAACAGGCTAATTTAGAACGGCAAATGCAAGAACTATTAGGAGGATGAAAACATGGATGAATTAGTTAAACTAGTGGAAGAATGGGCAAGAGAAAAAAATTTAGATATCGCAGAACCTGAAAAGCAAATGTTAAAAGTGATTGAAGAAGTGGGAGAAGTCGCAGCAGCATTAGCAAGAAATAACAAAAATGATTTAAGGGATGGTATCGGTGATGTTGTTGTGACACTAGTCATTCTCGCTATGCAAAATAACATGGACTTATACGAATGCTTAAATCAAGCATACAGCGAAATTAAAAATCGGCAAGGGGAAATGGTAAACGGAGTATTCGTCAAAGAATCCGATTTGTAAGGTTTGGGGTGGAAATAAATAATGACAAAGTACCCAACACAAGAATTAAAAAACAAAAGAAAATCTCATGTGCAATTCATGAGTACAGAGGCAATGAAGAATATTTATGAGCTAGGCTATCCCTTTGAATACTTCGAAGATAGTTGCCAATTTGCGATTGAAACTCCTGTAGGTGTCATTGATTACTTCGGGATAAATGGCACTTGGGTGGTCCGCAAAGGACAAGACCGAGGTAAAGGGATACGAAAATTGAAGCAGTACATCAAAAACAAAGTAGGTGATCTCATGGAAAAAGTAAAAGTAGTGAAATGCGCTGGGTATCTTGACAAAGACGGAAACATTACTAATCAAATTAAGCAGGCGATGCATTTTACAGACGATGAATTAGCAAATCTTGCTGCAGAAGTGGCAGGTGGGAAGGTCATAAACGTTGTAATTCCACCAGAAAAGCCAAAACAATTACTTGAAAAAGTGAAAGAAGAATCATTTCAAGAAAAACCTAAGAAGAAAACCAAGAGCAATCAATCTTGGATGACCAAGAAATAATTTGTTGTTTTTACGGCGTAAATTAACGACAGTTAAATTTAATAATTAGTTTAGGGTAATTAATCATAAATGATTTGAAACGCCTTAAATCGAAAAATAAAGCGGTAAAATTGTGAGGTAAAAAAATGAAATTAACTAGTGTGACATTTAAGCCATCGGCTGAACGGTTTCCGCCAATTGTGGCAATAGATTTAGACCAATTAACACCCAATGAGTACGTGACACTTAGAAATTTGGGGTATGACACGCAACTTTCTAAAATTACAAAAAGGACCTTTGAAGAGTTGGAAGGCCATTTGGGAATTCGAGGAGACGTTGCAAAGAAAAATGGATTTTATGTATTAGTTAAATAATCAGAAAGGAGTGGAGTTTGTGGCCACAGTAAAGAATTCTTTACTCCTTTGAAATTATGGAAATTATAGCGAAGAGTTATTTTTCAGGTGCTGGTGGAATGGATTTAGGTATGCTGCAGGCAGGAATAAACGTTGTGGAATCTTTTGAAATAGATAAAAAATGTTGTGCGACTTTAAGAAAAAATTTTAATCACAAAGTTAATGAATGCGATATATCAAAAATTACAGTTTTGGATCAGCAAGATGCAGATGTATATATAGGCACGTTTCCTTGTACAAAATATTCAAGCATTGCTGACATCAGTGGTACTAGAATCGGCGATGACTTATTTTTACATTTTTTTAGGCATGTTGCATTAGCCCAGCCAGAAATATATGTTGTAGAAAATGTGCCAGGGATGAAAAAATTTCAAGTAGTAATGGAATGCTTAACAAAACTACCCGATTACTATATTCGAGTTGAATGCCCTGTGAATGCTAATTTTTGGCTCCCGCAAGAGCGGAAAAGATTAATTGTTATAGGTAGCAAGCGGCCTTTTCCCAAATTGGATTATCCAGGACAAATAACAAACTTAAGACTAAAAGATATTTTAGAAAAAAATCCTAACGTATCAGTTCCCGACTATGTTAGCAGTAGGTTAAATGGAAAGTATAGAGATAAACCCATAATTACTAACTTAGACGGAATAGCACCGACAGCGGTTGCGCACTATGCCAAAGATAAAAGTACCCGTTTAGTTAATGATGGATTAAGAATAAGACCATACTCTTTACTTGAATGGCAGAGACTTCAAGGATTTCCTGACTGGTTCTCTTTTGAAGGGACCGATAATGATGGGATGAGAATGGTTGGAAATGCAGTAGCCGTACCAATGGCGGAATGGATTGGAAAACATATAGTAGAATACTTTAATTAATAGAAAGGAGTGGAGATTTGCGGCCGCATTAAAAAGCTTTTTGCTCCTTTAACATTATGAAACTAACAACAGAAAAAATAAATGAATTGCTAGGTGTTGATGATGCCTACAAAGCGCCAGAAGCGCTCATGAATATATTACTAAGTCGCGATAAACGAGAAATCGTGTTTAACAAATTTTTAGAAATAGAAAATGATTTAACTTTCGATTGGTTTCACGAATATTTTCAAGACGAGCATGCCGATCGGAAAGTTAAGAAACAAGATTTTACGCCAAACTCAGTTGGAAAAGTGTTGTCACTGATTTTAGGCCATTCAGAGTCAACGTTAGATGTCGCAGCAGGTACTGGCGGATTAACGATAAAAAAATGGTGGAACGATGGACAACCAACAAATAACGAGTATCTTTGCGAAGAGCTATCAGATAGAGCAGTACCATTCTTACTATTTAATTTAATGATTAGGGGGATGAAAGCTCAAGTGATTCACGGTGATAGCCTAAGTGGCGTGACAAAAAAAGTATATAAAATTTCAGATTACGAATTAACAGAAATAAACGAAGAATTAGCAATTGAAAAGGTAGGTGCTGTGATTTCGAATCCGCCCTACTCAGCAAAATGGGATGCTAGTCCAACGTTGCTCGATGATCCAAGGTTTAGTCATTACGAAAAGTTAGCACCAAAAACAAAAGCAGATTTTGCATTCTTGCTACATGGTTTTTATCGTTTAAAAGATTCGGGGACAATGGCAGTTGTCTTGCCGCACGGTGTTCTTTTCCGTGGTGCCGCTGAAGGTGTTATTCGTAAAAAATTATTAGAAGATGGCAGTATTGATGCAGTTATTGGATTGCCTGCTAACTTATTCTTTGGCACGTCAATACCAACGGTAATAATTGTTTTAAAGAAAAATAGACAAACACGTGATGTCATGTTTATTGATTCTAGCAAAGAATTTGATAAAGGAAAAAATCAAAACTCTTTATCAGACGATCACATCAATAAAATTATTCACACATATAAAGAACGAAAAGACATCGAGAAATATGCTCATTTAGCTAGCTATGATGAAATAACAGAAAATGACTTTAACTTGAATATACCAAGATTTGTAGACACATTCGAAGAAGAAGAGCCAATCAATCCATTCGAGTTATTAACAGATATAAGAAAAACGAATGAAGAGCTAGCTAAAGCAGAAAAAGAACTTGTCTCAATGCTAGATGAGTTAGTCGTTGATACTGATGAATCAGGAGTGTTAATTCAAGCAACAAAAGAGGTGTTCGGAAATGGCTAAAAATTCAAAACAAACAGAGAGAACCTTTGCCAGTTATTTTGCTGAATGGATTGCAACTTATAAAGAAGGAGCAATTGCAGAAATATCAGTCAATAAGTATTACTATGCGTTAGATTTTATTTTACAAACAATACCGTCGTTAAAAATAAAGGATTTAGACAGACGTGCCTATCAGAATGTGTTGAACGAGTACGCAAAAACACACGAGCGACAAACAACAACGGACTTCCACCATCAAGTGAAATCATGCATCCAAGACATTTTCCATGATGGGTTGATAGAAAGAGATCCAACGTATAAAGCAGTAATAAAAGGACGTCCACCAGTTCGAAAGAAAAAGAAAAAATTTCTACAGAAAGAAGAACTAAGAAAGCTTATAAGTTCATTGGACTTAAGTCCCGAAATTAGTATTGACTGGTTTATTTTAATTATAGCAAAAACGGGTCTGCGTTACGCCGAAGCATTAGCTTTAACGCCAGCGGATTTTGATTGGTCGGCTCGCACACTAAGAGTAAACAAGACATGGAACTACAAAAGCACCCAAGGCGGCTTTAAGAGTACGAAAACAACGAGTTCAGAACGAACAATCAGCATAGATTTTCAAATTGTTGGTCAGTTTCAACTAGTGATTAAAGATTTGCCAGCAAATGAACCGATTTTCGTTGAAAAATTTGAAGATGGTTCTTATAAAAGACAATTCAATTCAACTTACAACCATTTTCTAGTTAGCGAATGCAAACACTTAGGAATAACACCTATCAGTTTACATGGATTACGTCACACGCATGCAAGTGTATTGCTTGCTGCTGGAGTATCGATTCATAGTATTTCTGCTCGTCTTGGTCATGCGAATATAGGTGTTACACAAGAAACTTATGCACACGTATTGGACGAGTTACAAAGAAAAGACGATGAAAAAATGATGGGCGCATTAATGCAGTTAGCTTAAACGAGGTGAATCAATACATGGCTAAAAAATGGACAGAAGATGACGACATTTATTTAGAATATTTTGTTTTTGAAGGCGACACTTTAGTAGAAGAAGCTGCTGATTTTTTAGGTAGAAGCTTTGGTGCTGTTTGTATGAGGCTAACAGAATTGAGAAAAAAAGACCCAGAAGTGCGTTATTTAAAGCGTCGTTGGTCTAAAAAAGAAGATGATTTTCTACGTAGAAACTACAGGTCCATATCAACAAATGATTTAGCGTTAGCATTAAATAGAACTACTGAAGCAGTTAAATCTAGAAGAGCATTTCTCGGTTTGACTTTGATACGACCAATAACGCCAAGAAAAGAAGAGATACTTGAATTGATTAAGAAAGGTTATTATAGACCACAAATAGCAAAAACTCTCAATATAGATGAAAAATCACTTAGTAAATTTTTAAAGATAAACAATATATATTGTCCTGCTGTACCTTATGAAAAACGAACAAAAGAAGCAAAAAAATATATTTACAAACAATACAGATAAAAACATATCGCAATCACAACTAGATGCTGAAAGATGCCTTCGAAAAAATAAATTATAGAAGGAGGTGAGGGGTTTCTTCTCTTACCACCGAAACATCAAGCAAATAACTCAGCTCAGCTTCTACTTTTATATCTTTGAATAGGCGGTTCCAAGATATAAAAATATAGAGGGCAGCTAGCGAGCATGCCGGATAGTGTGCCATGACCTAGTCTTTCAGCATCTAGCTGTGATTGCGATATAAGTTTCTGTTTAGAAAGCGAGTTAAGAAGATGATTCCAAAGCTTAGAGCGTGGGACGATATTAACGAAAAAATGATTTATGACTTTTACAGAGAAAAAATCGAAAAAGTTGACGGTTGGTATAAAGGTGAATTAGTCGTTAGAAATAAAAATGAAATTCACTGTGATTTATTGTATTCGTCAAAGGAGGAATATCTTTTCAGACATGTTAAAGAGTTGCCACTGATGCAATCTACTAGCTTGAAAGACAAGAACGGCGTTGAAATTTTTGAGGGTGATATTGTTCAGTATCGAGATGGAGAATATAGCTACCTAGGTATCGTTAAAAGAGACTGTTATCAATTTTTTATCGATGGAATAGAACCAGATGACAACTATGATTTTATTGATGTTTCTAATACTTTTGATGGAACTAGTTCTTTAGAAATACTCGGAAATATTCACGAGAACCCAGAGCTATTGGAGGTCGCAGAATGAGCTTTAAAGAAGCTTTCAAAGATGAATATATTGAAATTGACATAAGTAATAACGAAGAAGCAAAAGCTTTCTTTGAAGAAAATGTATATAAAAGGGAAAGAGAAATATTAAAGAAGTCAGAGGGCTTGTTTAAATGTATTGAGGAGGAAGCGGAATGAGTGATTATTTAGATCGAATAAAAAAGATAATGGAGATTAAATCAAGAGCCGAAGCGCTAGAGGTTATGGAAGAAGCTTTAAATAGAGGATTTAAATATGTAGTCAGAGACTGCGACAGCGAGTATCTTTCCTTCTTTTCCTTAAAGCCTAAAAAATATATGGACCTAGGTTCGTGGGGATATGTTAATGAAAATGCACAAGGTGCATTGCCATCAACAGTAATTCTAAGAAATACAGATATTACTGAGATTTCATGGCGAAATAAACAACCGATCATAATTACTGAATTTTTGAAGTATCAAAAAGCTGGACTAGAAGAGGAACTTTTCAGAGTGGAGGAAGTAAATGAGTAATTTAAGCGAAATTAACGATTTAGCATTTGATTTAATGCACAATGTGCTTAGTCAAGAAGAGCAGTTCGAAATCGGGAAAAAATTATATAATTTGTCAATTAAAACAGAGATTACTCAATCACAGAAGTGGCATTTAGATGTGCTTATTAAGTCGTATCAACAAAATAAAGACAGTCAAGGCTATCCTTTCTACATTTCTTTGCAAGATTATTTTAAGAGAGATGATGGACCAGAAATCGAAGATGTGGAATTTAAGCAAGTCTTACAAGCATTTAGCCAGTGGTCCTTGGAACAGGAGGAAGCGGAATGAGTTATGAAAATTACAAAAATTGTGTTGAAGAGGTAAAAGACAAGAACGGTAAAGTAATTAAATATCATGACGTTGTTCGAACGTTACGAGGTGAAATTTTATTAGTCGGTTTTGGAGTAAATCACCATCATAAAACAAAAGGTTTGAATGCCTTTAATAATTTTATTGGTGCTCATGATTGGTTAGATGTTTACCCAGATGGAGAATTAGAAATCCTAGGAAATGTTGACTTTTTTGGGAGGGGCAGCGATGAATAAACAAGAATTTATTGAAACGTTAGAAAGTTTAGAACGTGATTCATTCAACGAAAATTACAACGAAGGATATGATCAAGCAGTTCGTGACTGTTTAGCTGTAGCAAAACAACTAGACGAACCGAAAAAAGTCGTGGTACCGAAGTTCATGGCGGATTTTATAGAAGACGGCAACAATTACGATAAAATAGCGTTCTTAGTACATCAGAAGTATTTAGGTATCAACTCGCTCATGAGAGAATGTCCTGTTAAAGACTGGCTTATGTCTGTTGACTATGAAACTGTATTAAGTTTAGTCAACGGCTACGAAGTCGAGAAAGATCAATTGTATAAAGTAGTTATTGACCATAAATATTTAGTGCAACTTTTTAGTGGTAGAACTGATGCTAGACTTGTTGAGTATGAAGAACTAACAAATTGGCACGATTCAGCATATAAACTTACTGAATCAGTAATCAAATCAATTGACGAGCGATATTGGCCGTTTGCTGTGAAGGTAGAAGGTGAATAAATGAAACGCAACTGGAAAAGAGCAATAAATAAATTTAGTGGTATTGCATTAATGATTCTTGTAGCAAAAGCAACCGTGAGCCATTTCGTGTGTGGAAATGACATAACAAGCAGTGATCTCGTTTATTTCCTTTCATGCTCGTTTATTTTGGGATTGGGGCTATATTTAGGAGGTTCCAGCGTATGAGTTATCCAGAAGTTTATATCATAGGAAGGCAAGTCGATGGCGTTTATGTTGAATACTTACATGGAGCAGAGCAAGCCGATTTATTTTTCGATTATACGATAGCTCGTGATGAAAGAAATCATATGAATAAAACCAATACAAAAGATGGCGAATGGAGAATTTTAAAATACGGGAGGCCAATTACATTGGAGTTTTAACTTATTGCAACTTTTTTACAATAACTAGCCGATTTTTTGCAAACAAAAAGCCAGCCGACCAATGGCTGACTAATGTGGTAGTTAGCACTTTTCCCAAGTAAAGTGCTAATAGTGCCAACAAATAAGGTTGACATTGTGTCTCTGGTGGAGACAGGAACTATCGATAACTGTTTTCCGCCAGTTATCATAGAAAAGGAGAAATTTATTTCAGAAATAAAATCCCCAAGAAAGTTAATATGATTATATCATGAGTAAATGTATTTGAAAATACTATCTCATAGTACGTATTGTAAAAAGTTTATTTAGTAGAAAATAAAAAAAGCCAGATTGCTCCGGCTGTGAGAAATATTTTCGACATAGTTATTATACCACAAAAGGAGCGATTCCACTTGATTCAATTGCTAAAAGAAGTAGATTTTCGACAAACAAAAGCGAATGCCAGAAATGTGTTGAAGAATTTTAGACGTTTAGAGCGAATAGCTGGTCGCTCTTTGATAGATTTAAAATCACCAATTATTACAGATATGCCTAAAAGCCAAAGTCATGGGAACAAAGCAGAAGATGCGCTAGTACAATTAGCAGATGCAGAAGCAGAAAGAGACGCAATTTTATCTGGGCTTATGGCATTAAGCCTAACTAGCAGACAAATTTTGCACTATAGTTTCTGTGTGCAGGACCATTACTCTAATTACAAGATTGCTAGAGAAGTCGGCTATTCCGAAAGAAGTATTCAAAGAATGAAATCAGAAGCTTTGATTGAATTCGCAGAAGCTTACCGCAATGGAAAAATAATTGCCTATAAATAAAATTTTGGCGGTTTTTTGGCGGAAAGTTGGCGGTTTTTATACGAATTTGAGTGCTAATATAGTAACATCGAAAGTCAAAGAAATGGACACATTACACAACGCTTTCTAGTTTAGTCACCGTTTGATTTGACTTTCGATGGTCACTTGCAGACTTACGTTCTCAATAAAATGAAGTGAGGTGAATAACCTCCTCTTTTTTCTACAGGTTTGCAAGTGACACAAATAGTTGCTAGAGATGCAGTAACTACCTGATGCAGGATAAAGCATAATAGGCGTGGTTAGGCGCGGTACTCTAGCCCAGCATCTGAAGATAAGAACATTAACCAGATCTCTGCGGCAGCTGCTTACGCACCGAGAGAATTTCTAAACTGATGGAGTAGCAGCTAGGTACGTTTAGGATAAACTTAATCAATTGTTTTTGCTGGTGTTTGATTGATCAGTCACTGTGGCGGAAAGGGTAACGCTAATCAGATATAAGAGATCCGTCTCGGTGAGACCGCGTAACGGGTAGGCTGAACGAGATAGCGAGAAACTCTCCCTGAAATTCAGGCACGTATGACGTGTGTTACCTCTATGGCGGAGATACGGTGGATGGAATGAGTTCCCACAGATTCAGCAGGAAGTAAAACGAGGCGTCGTCACACGCCTATCTTATATCGTGCAAGGTTCGAATCCTTGCCAGTGACATAATCATTTTAGCCGTGAAAGTCTGCGAAAGCTACGTCCTGATGGGAAAACATTCTGACGAGAGTGTGTAAAGGTTAATTTGATTTATTAGCAATTGCTAGAAGGTAGCTCCTTCTGGTATGGCGTGTAGCATTGTGGTAATGCAACTGACTTCGTGTGAGATAAGATGCGGGTTCGAATCCTGTCACGCCAATAGGTAGCATAGCTACTTAAATAAATTAGGAAACGTCAATAGATGTTTCTATCCTTCACGAGAGGCATCCACTTGCGGGGTGTCTCTTTTTAGTACATAAAATTACAAAGAGGTGTCAGCCATGATTGCAAAGAAACGTTTAGTCTTGAATAATATCACCTATTGTTTGCCTGGTATGGCATGTGAAGTGATTGAACAAACGAAAAAATACCATACCTTTCGAAGAATTGAAAAGAAACAAATAATTGATTTTAGAGTCAGTAATGATTTAGTATCATTATTTTTCTGTTTGGAGGGAATGAAGGATGGATAATTATTGGTACGTATCCCTGAACCACCATTATCCGAAACCCATGAAAAACCAACATAAAAGGGTAGTAATGTCGGTGCAGATTAAGAAAGACTATTCCATCATTGAGATGACACGAGAAGCTACACCACAAGAAATTGACTATTGCAAGTTGCTATATTGCGGTCATGGGTGTTGGAATGACAAGCATGTACAAGAGAATATAAGGAGAGTGAGTTATCATGAATGACTTTAATGAAGCTATATTGGAACTTAGAGTTCCTAGTGTATTGGCCGATGTTTATAAGAAAGCAATTGAAAGAGAACATAGTCGCTATTGGGTAAAGAATACTTTACGAAACGGTGAAGGTAAAGTAGTCAAAGAAGAAGTAAAACCCGTGTGGAGCGGTAATTATTGTCATGTGAATATCATAAACGACTTATCATCTAATCAATCAATCTTGACAATTACACTGTTGTCTCATACGTTACCTAATCTAAAAGACACAGTGAATTGGTATTCTAAAAATGGCGCCACATTGAAGGAGAAAAACTATGAATAGACAAGAGGAGTTAACAAAATTACAAACAGAGATTATTAATTTATTTGCTAACCATCACCTAACTACTAAAGAAATAGGTGCGATGCTTACAGTTATTATGCAAAACATGCTTATTCAACCGATGAATGTAAAAGTGTTGGAAGAAATTAATGTTGATGCAGAGTCACTTACCTTCGAACAAGTAACGTTGTTTCAAAGAATTCTAGCAGAAGAATATTATAAGGAAATAATTAATCATGGACAATCAGACAATTGAATGGTTAAGAAAGCTAATTGACGACAATCGTATGATTCCTTTCTATAAATCAAAGGAATGGCGAAAGATTAGGCTAGAAGCATTGAAGCGTGATAACTACGAATGCCAAGAATGCAAACGTAAAGGGAAATACAGTAGAGCGCAGAATGTGCATCATATTAAAGAAGTAAAGCTGTATCCTGAGAAAGCATTGGAACTAAATAATTTAGAGAGCATCTGTATTGTTTGTCATAACAAAGAGCACAATCGTTTTGGAACATACGGAAATAAAAATAAGATAAAGCAGTTTGCTAATTTCGATAGTAAGGAGTGTTGGTAATGTTAATTGAAGATAATGGTAGAAGTTACAACACTGAGGAAATGCTGATCATTGCTAGTAAGAAAGACCGAGATAGTATAGAGCGAGATATTTATTCTTCGTTCAAGCGATTAGCTTACCTACGCTATACACAGGTAAGAGATGTAGTGAACGGCAATCGTTGTCATAAGCTGAAACCAAGCGATGTAAAAGAACGATTAGATGTTGAAAAAGTACAAAAGTATTTTGATTATTCAAGAGAAGAAATATTTTTTTATATTCAATTTGCGACAGACTACCTGAAAATTGTTCAGTAGCCCCCCTTCAAAACTTTTGAACTCTTTCTGGGGGAACGGGAAACGGGAAGGGGTCATCGGAAAAAATATTTTCTCGCGCACACGTGAGAGGGGGTGGTGTCATTTGGCACTAACAAAAGCACAAAAAATTAGGAAAGCAATCAAAACAGATTTGCTCACTAAATTAGAAAAATCAGGTAAAACAGAGAGCTTTTGGGTTGATTTAGTAGAAGATTACTGTTCGTTTTGGGATATCAAAGAATCGCTTATGCAAAATATCCGAAAAAATGGAACAATCGTTCAATACAATAATGGAGGCGGCCAGACCGGCTACAAGAAAAATGATGCCGTCGTTGAGGTCAACAAAATCTCAAAACGTATGACGGAAATCTTGAACGCTCTAAAAGTAGATGAACCGAAAGTAGAGGAGGAAGGCGATGATGTCTAATAACCATCCATATATTGAATATTATTTTGATTTAATCCGTTCTGGTGAGTTAAAAGTATGTAAAGAACAACATCAATTAGTAGATTTTGTGCAAAAAGTATTGGCGCGGGAAGATGTTTACCTTGACAAGGAAATGATTGAAAATAGTGTTCGTCTACCAGAGAAGTATTTCCCTTATAAATTATACCCATGGCAAAAATTTTTAAATTGCTTTATTTTTGGATTAAGGTGGAAAAGTTCTCGGAATTTAGTATTTAATCGTTACTTTATATATATGGGGCGAGGTGGCGGAAAAAATGGCTATCTCTCATGGAATAGTTTTTTTATGATGACTAAACAGCATGGTATTTCACATTATGATATCGATATAGTGGCGACGAGTGAAACACAAGCTAAAACTTCTTTCATTGATGTCATTAACGTGCTAGACGAACCAAAAAACTTTAAAAAGTTAGAGAAAGCTTTTTATAGATCAAAGGTTGAAATAAAAAATAATACAACAAAGAGCCGCCTACTCTACAATACTTCAAATGCTCGAACGAAAGATGGTAAGCGACCTGGCTGTGTCATATTCGATGAAGAACATGAATATGATAACTACGATGCTATCAAGGTTTTTACTTCTGGTGGCGGGAAAACTAAGGACTATCGAGAATTTCATATCTCGACAGATGGTAATGTTCGAGGCGGTCCACTAGATGACTTAAAGGAACAGTCTCGTATGATATTAAATGGAGAAATCGGTATTGAGGAAAGTACACTATTTCCGTTTATTTGTCGATTAGATTCAGACGATGAAGTTTCTGAGAAAGCAAACTGGGAGAAAGCTAATCCTTCCTTGCCTTACAATGAAACACTTGTGCAAAAAATGCGTGAAGAATACAATCAATCAAAGGTAAGTGCTGCGATTCGAATGGAATTCATGACCAAACGAATGAACCGTCCGGTAGAAGATACACGGCTAGCTGTGGCAAGCTATGAAGATCGTTTAGCCACAAATCAAAAAGTTCCAGAATCGATGAAAGGTTCTGAAGTGATTGGTGGGGTAGACTTTGCTGACGTTCGAGATTTCTGTTCAGTAGGGGTATTAGGAAAAGCAGATGGTAAGGCTATTTGGCTACAACACACGTTCATTCATTATGCTGCCTTAGAATTGCAAGATATTAATAAAGATATTGTACAAATAGCGTTAGATAATAATTTAGCGGAAATTGTCTATGGGAAATCAATTGATCCAGATAAAATCGTGAAATGGTTTTTAGAACAAGCACAGGATTACTATATCAAAAAGATCTCGATGGATACATACCGAGCGACCATTCTAAAACCGAAACTTGAAGAAGCTGGGTTCGAGGTTGAAATAGTCCGAACGGGTAACTTCACACATAGCAAGTTATCACCGTTAGTCGATGATTTGTTTATTAATCAAAATTTAGTTTTCGGTGATGATGCTCTGATGCGTTGGTATGTTGGTAATGTATACGTAGATTATTTATCAAACGGAAATAAAGAATATAAAAAAATAGACAAAGAAAAGCGTAAGACCGATGGGTTCTACGCTTTTTTACATGCACTCAATTTTTATGACGATTTAGAAGATTACAGTAATGTAGATTTCGAAAATATTGAATTCAAACCGATTGTATTTTAGAAAGGATGTGACATTTTGGGGATTTTCGACTGGTTTAAACGAGGGGACACGCATTTTTCGCTTAATGATGCGAAGTTGTGCGAGCAACTAAGTGCAGATATCGTTTACAAACGCTTAGCGATTCATTCGTGTATCGATTTAATCGCAAATATCGCTTTAAAAGCAGATTTTAATACTTTTGAAAAAGGCAAAAAAACACGTAAGGATGATTTTTACGCGCTAAATGTACAACCGAATCAAAATCAAAGTCAAAAGAAATTTTTAAAACGCATTATTTATGAATTACTCTACAATAACGAATGTTTAGTTTTTCAACTAAAAGGACAATATTTTGTGGCGGATACTTTTTCAAGAGAAGAAAGACTATTTAAAGAAAATATATATTCTGGGATATCAGCAAACGGGATGACTTTGCGCGAGACATTATCGGAAAAAGATGTGTGGTACTTCAAGTATTACGACGTAAATTTACGAACTCTACTTGATTCCGTCTATGAAAGTTATGGTAAGTTACTAATGGCTACCATGAACGTGTATAAGCGTTCTAATGCCAAACGATATGTAATGAAAGGCGATTTTTTTCGAACACAAACAGATAAACATCAAAAAGCTGTTGACGACATGATAAATCGACAAATGAAACCTTGGTTAGAAGCAGATAATGCGGGGGCAATTTTTCAATTACAAGAAAAATATGAATTAATAGATATGTCTCAGCAAGGTAAAAATAGCGGAAGTGGCCATTCGGTTGATGATATAAAAAAACAAATTGATGGTATCTATGAGTTGGTGGCGAGAACTTTTCATGTTCCAGTAGGATTACTAAAAGGTGATGCAGTAGAAACAGAAGGACAAATAAATCAATTACTGATGTTCGCTGTAATTCCAATTTTAGATATCATAGAAACAGAGATTAATGCAAAACTATACACCAAAGATGAATACCTTGAACGAACCTATTTAAAAATAGATACCTCAAGATTAAAAATTTTGACTATTCAAGATTTAGCAAGTTCCTTAGACAAATTCTTGTCTATTGGGGCTTTTTCTATAGATGATGTTCTAGAATTTATGGGCGGTCAACCGTTCGAAGAAGAGTGGTCACAACGTAGGTTTATTACGAAAAATTATGCAGATGCAAGAACATGGGGAAAAGAATCGAAGGGAGGTGAGGAGAATGGAGAAAGTGAAGATTCAACCGCAACTTAAAGTGGTGAACAGTTCCTCACCAACAGAAAAAACAACAATGTATCTATATGGCACTATCGGAGGATGGTTTTCGGAGATTGATTCTATTTCTGTTAAAAATCAGTTAAAGAACATTCAATCAAGTGAAATAGATGTTCACATCAATTCTGGGGGCGGAGATGTTTTTGAAAGTATCGCTATTTGTAATTTACTCAAACAGCATAAAGCGAAAATTAATATTTTCATAGATGGTTTGGCAGCCAGTGGAGCTTCAATTATCGCCATGGCAGGGGATACAATTTCAATGCCTAAAAATGCCACGATGATGATCCATAAAGCGTGGACGATAGTTGCTGGAAACGCAGAAGAATTACGCAAAGCGGCAAGCGATATGGATACCATTGATTCAAGTGTCACTGAAAGTTATTTACAACGGTTCAATGGGGAACGTGAACAATTGGATGATATGCTAGCAGAGGAGACATTCCTAACTGCTCAGGAGTGTCTACAATACGGATTCTGTGATGCTTTGGTTGAAGAAGAAAAACAAGAAGATGAAACAAACGAAATTGTTGAAAAACATATTCAGCAACAAAAAAATAAAACAATGAAAATTGCAGCAGCTATGCAGAGAGTAGCCGCACAAATTTAGGAGGAAAGAAAATGGAACGATTAGATAAGCAAAAAAATTCAACTGAAATTGAGAAAAATTTAGTAAACGCAATGAAGCAGGAAGATGAACAAGTTCTTGCAAAATCCATGAGAGATTTCGCAGATAGCATTCAACAAAATATTATTCAGGAAGCAAAATCTGTTGCTCAAAATGAAGTGTTAGACAATCAGGCTATGGCTGCTCGAGGACTTAATGTTCTAAGTGCTTCTGAGAATAAATATTATAACGAAGTCATTGCCAATAAAGGTTTTGGCGGAGTTGAACAATTAGTACCACCAACAGTCTTTGAACGTGTCTTTGAGAATTTGACGCAAGCCCATCCGCTGTTAGCCGAAATTAATTTTGTGAATACTACTGCAACAACAGAATGGATTTACAGTAAAGGTGTAAATCCGGCTTGGTGGGGTAAACTTTGTGAGCCGATTAAAGAATTGTTAGATAATGGATTCGAACGAGTACAAACTGGCTTGTTCAAGTTATCAGCTTATATTCCAGTATGTAAAGCGATGTTAGATTTAGGACCGCAATGGTTGGACCGCTACATTCGAACTGTGTTAGCAGAATCAATGTATATCGCATTGGAAGAAGCAATTGTAGCAGGTACTGGGCAAGACCAACCAATTGGGATTATCAAAGACTTAGACACTGTTCAAAATGGTGTTCATGCCGATAAAAAAGCTGAAAGTTTAAAAGATTTAGGACCTAAAACGATTGGCGAAAAAATCATGGTGCCATTAACGAATGTAACGATAAAAAAAGCAGATGGTACAACAACTGTATTAAAACGTGCAGTACAACCAGCAGAAGTAATGCTAATTGTCCACCCTGATGATTACTGGACTACGTTTTTCCCAGCAACAACTTTCTTGAACGCTAATGGCTCATATGTCCGGGATGTGCTGCCTTTGCCATTTAAAGTTATCCAATCAATCTCAATGCCAAAAGGAAAGATGGCTGCTGGAGTTGCAAAAGATTACTTCATGGGAGTGGGTTCAACACAAAAAATTGAAGTATCTGATGAGTACCATTTCGTAGAAGATGAACGTATTTATTTAGCAAAACAATATGCAAATGGACGCCCAAAGAATAATGAATCTTTCTTGCTATTTGATATTTCTAAAGTACCTTCTGATTTGGCATTTAATGTGAAGCAAAATACGAAAAAAGATGAACAGCCTACACCCTGAGAACGCCCAATATGATACGGGCGACAAATACAATAGTGGTGTGAAATATGGATAATCAAGAGATATTGATAAAAGTTAAAGACAACTTAAAAATCAGTTGGGAAGATGAGCAGACCAATAGAGAGCTGCTAGACTATATCGAAAGTGCACGAAAGTATCTACTCAATCTATCTGGTGTAGAGCTGACTTTTGCGAGAGGAAGTAGAGAAATAGAGCTTTTGGTTGAACGCGTTCGCTATCGTTATAATAATGCTTTGGATGACTTCGAAAAAAACTTTGCCTCTGAAATTGCCGCATTTATTTTAGATATGGCAGTTCAAAACCATTTGAAAGAGGTGGAATCTTATGGATCGGATTAGGGAAACATTTACAGATGGAGTGATCTATTTTGGGCGCTTTAAAGATATTTTAAGTGAAAAGAAAAAAAGAATCGGAAAAGAGTTTGTCGAAGAAGGCAAGCTCTTTTTTCGTTATCTGTCAATTAGAGAACAAGATTATATCTTAGGTGGGAGCCTAGGTAAGCAGGTAGACGTTAAACTAAAAACACCCTACCCGGTTTCACTTAAGAAAAAAATGAACCAAAAATTGGCTTTCATGATCGAAGAGGAACAATACGAAGCAATAAAAATTGATAAAGATAAGAACTTTCTTTATTTTTACCTTGGGAAAGTAGGTGATTCCACTGAACGAAAGAAACAAGCAACGACTGAGAAAATTGAATAAGTATTTGGTAGATAGTTTAGAAGAATTATCTGGACTTCTCGTTTTTGAGGATCAAGTAGGCGAAGATTCATTATCAGAAATCGAAGAAGAAACAGGTGGATATAACTATTTTATTTATGAAACCGGAGGATTTGTTTTAACTTCTGAACAATCACAACTAAACCAAGTCGTATTGTTACGTTTTTACTCTCAAAATAGGGATGATTTAGATGAGTTCTGCTTGGATGTCATTTCAACGTTGGAGAAGGAGCAGAGAAAATTTTATACTTTTCAATATTCTAATAAAACTTCGATACAAGTTGGCAAAGAGGATAATTATGTAGATGAAGTTGAATTTTTCTTTCTAAGGAGACTGAAATATGAGTGCAGCATTTAATACGAGTACCGCGTGGGATGTTGAGTTTGTAGATTTGGATAAGCTTCGGGAAAATATGATGAAAATCCCAGGATCTTCTGAAAAAATCATTAATCAAGTATTACGAACAAAAAGTGCAGAAATGACTGCAAAAACAATTATTTCAGGAATGCCTGTTTCAGATGTAAAGAATCGAATCATGAAACGTAAACATGCTAAATTCAGTAATTCACTGAAAATAGAATATTTTAATCTTGGTTTTAGAGAGCGTCCTAAAAAAGTGAATAAAACAGCGTTTGAGTACCTAAAATATCCAGATTTAGGAATAGGAACATCGATTGGAAAAGTTCCACAGGAATTCATGCGTAAAGGAATGGAGAAAGAAGTTCCTGTAATTACTAGAGATCTAAACGAAGCATTAATAAATGAAATCAATAAAAATATAGGAGGAAACTAGTTATGGCAACAATTTATGAAGAATTTTATCCAGTAAGCATTGCCAATGTGGGAGTTAAATTTAAAAAAGAAAGTTTATCAACGGCATTTGGTTGTACTGGAGTATTAAGCGGTGAGACAGAAATTTCGGAGATCACTGCAAAATGTGGTCGTGTTACAAAGAAAAAAATGAGTAAACCAACAGAAATGAAGGTTAATATTTCTGGGTTTGTAAAACTAGATGTATTACGCCGTTTATTTGGCATGAGTGATAAAGGATTGAAGCCTGGTGTTTACGCTTATGGGGAAGATAGTAGTGGAGAAGAATTTACACTAACTGCAGATATTAAAGATGACTTTGATGATATTACAAAAATGATTGCTTTTCCTAAAGTAAGTGTATCAACAGGATTTAAATTTACAATTGATACTTCTTCTGACGAGGTAGCAAATGTAGAAATTGAAGCAACAGCCTTACCTGATGAAAATGGTAAATTTTATTATGAAACTTTGTTAGATGAAGATAGTAAAAAAGAATTTATTGAACAATGGCATAAAAACTTTGATTCAGATGTAGTGAAAGAACAAGTGACACCCTAATGCACCCGCTAAATACGACAGCGGGGCCAAATACAATGAAAAACAAAATTATAAATAAAAAAGGATGATAGAGCATGGTGGAATCGGTAAAAGTACAAGCACAAGACGAAATCAAAGCAGAACACCATAATACATTAGTTGATGATGTTACTACTTTAGAAGAAAAAATTAAATCTATTCCAGAAGGGAAACAAGGTCCTAAAGGTGATCCTGGTGAAAAAGGTGAAGCTGGACCGCAAGGGCCAGCAGGAAAAGACAGTGAAGTTACTAAAGAAGCATTTGATTCGTTAGTAGCACGGGTAGCATCTTTAGAAGAAGCTAAAACACAATAAACAATAGGACAGCAAAAGCTGTCCTTATTTTTTTTAGGAGGAATAGCAAAATGAAAGAAATTACATTAAATGGTGGAGAAATAGTTACAATCAATCCCAATGTTAATATGCTAACTATGTTCCAATTCGAAAAGGAGACGGGCTATTCGTTGAAGAACGTCATTAAGTCTATGATGGGAAGCCAGGGTAAAGAGTTAGAGCTAGATGAAATAGATATGTTTAACGCTTTATATCTTGCGTACAAAACAGCAAACCCAGATGGAATGACCTATGACGAATTAGCAGAAAAGTACATTTTTGATTTTGTTGAGTTAGCAGAAGTGTTTACCTCTGTTATCCAAAAAGAAGAAAAAAGCAACTTTTTAAAAGGGTTCAAAAATAAAACAACGAAAAAAAAGTAAGCCAGTCAATTCCAACAATCCATATTCATACGGTTGAAGATTTATACAGTTATTATGTAGTTCTTTGCGATATTAACGAACATGATGTAATTCATTTGCCCCTCGGCTCTGTTCATAGTATAGCGATGAATAAAGTTGCTTATGAGCAATGGAAAACTTCAGAAGAGGAAAGGAGGAGCAAGCGTGGCTAGAAATAAGAATGAAACAACGGTAACTTTTAAGGTATTTAATAAAGAATTCAAGTCCGGGATTAAAGAAATGGAGAACTCTGCAAAGAGTTTACGGCAAGAATTAAAGCTAGAACAAGAACAGTTGAAAATGACAGGTTCAGAAAGTCAAAAGCATGCCTCAACATTATCTAATCTGGAAAAGCAATATGATTTAGCAAAACAAAAAACAGAAGCAACAAGAAAAGCTTTATCAGAAAGCAAAACTCTATTTGGTGAAAATTCAGATGCTGTAAAACAAATGGAAAAACAGCTTCGATCAGCAGAAATATCTGAGCAACAAATTGCAAATAAAATACAATTAACTTCTCAAAAATTAGAAGAAGCAAAAAGCAAAGAATCAGATCGAGCACAGCAATTAAATAAATTAAAAGGAAGCCAAGAAACGCTGGTCTCTTCTTCTGAGAAACTGCGTAAAGAGTATGAATTACAGGTAGCTGAATTAGGAAATAATGCCAAAGAATCAGACAAAGCAAAAGTCAAACAAGAGTATTTGGCAAAAGCTATGCAAAATAGTAAAGAACAAGTAGCAAACCTAGAGGAACAGCTAAAACTTTCTAAAGCTCAGTTTGGAGATAACTCTACCGAAGTAGACAAATTAGAGAAAGAATTGTTGGAAGCCAAAAAAGCCAGTGTGGAATTTACTAACGAATACGCGAAAGCCACAGATAAAGTTGGTCAGTTTAGTGAAAAAGCAAAGAATGTTGGTAGCTCGGTTTCAAACATAGGAAAAAAGTGGTCAATGGGTGTTACAGCACCTATTGTGGCTGGCGTTGGATTTTCTGTTAAAGCAGCTTCCGATTTTGAATCAGCGTTTGCTGGTGTTAAAAAAACAGTAGATGAAGCAACTGATGCGAATGGGAAAGTGACAATCTCTTATAATGATTTAGAAAAAGGCATTCGTGATATGTCTAAAACATTGCCTGCAAGCGCTGCACAAATAAGTGAAGTGGCAGAAAATGCAGGTCAATTAGGTATTAAGACAGAAAATGTACTAAGCTTTACTCGCACGATGATTGATCTAGGTGAATCAACGAATATGAGTGCAGATGAAGCTGCAACTGCATTAGCACGTTTAGCTAATATTACAGGAATGCCACAAACTGAGTTTGATAAGTTAGGTGCTGTAATTGTTGATTTGGGTAATAACTTTGCAACAACTGAATCAGAAATTACAGAAATGGGATTGCGGCTTGCAGGGGCTGGCCACCAGGTTGGAATGAGCGAGGCTCAAATTATGAGCTTTGCGGCAGCTTTGAGCTCCGTAGGTATTGAAGCTGAGGCAGGCGGTTCCGCGTTTTCAAAAGTTATGGTTGAAATGCAATTAGCTGTCGAGAATGGAGCTAATGCGTTTGCCGGTTTAGAAAGCTTAAGCCAACAGACTGGAGTATCTATGGAACAGGTTTCTAACGCTGTTAGAAACGGTGGGAAAGAGCTAAAAAATACTGCTGGAGCAATGGGATTGACTAGCAAAGAGTTAAAAACAATGCATAAAGAAGCCACCGATGCATCAGGTAAATTAAATGATTTTGCCGAAGTCGCAGGAATGTCTGCTGAACAATTTTCTAAAGCTTTCAAGGAGGATGCTTCAGGAGCCATTATCAAATTTATTGAAGGGTTAGGAAAAGCAGAAGAAAATGGGCAATCAGCAATTGCTGTTTTAGATGATATGGGAATCACAGAAGTACGACTTCGTGATAGTTTACTTCGCGCAGCTGGTGCAAGTGATGTATTTAAAAGTGCTATTGACCGAGGGAATAATGCTTGGGGAGAAAACACAGCATTAACAGAAGAAGCTTCAAAACGTTATGAAACTTTCGAATCCAAGGTGAAAATTTTAAAAAATAAAGTAAATGATTTAGCAATCGAGTTTGGTGGTCCATTTATGGATGCACTAACGGATGCATTAGATGCTTTACAACCAGTTCTAAATGTCTTAAGTGATTTGGCTAAATCATTTTCAAATGCAAGCCCTGAAATGAAAAGATTCATTATGTCGATTATCACAATAGTGGCTGTTTTGGGTCCAGTATTGATTATTATTGGAAAGATAGCGACGGCGATAGGAGCTATAGTTGGATTATTTGCTGAAGGAGGGGCTTTGGCAGGCGTAGCAACATGGATAGGAAGTACTCTATTGCCAGCTCTAGGAACCATAGTGAGTGCGGTTGTAGGATGGCCATTAGTCATTGGAGCAGCAATCGCTGCTGTCGCATTTCTTATTTATAAATATTGGGATGAAATAAAAGAATTTTTTGCAGGTCTTGGACAATGGTTTCATAAATTCTGGGATGGACTGTCTCAATACTTTTCAGAAACATGGGAAAACATTTCAAAGTCTTCATCAGAAGTATGGGAGAAAATGACATCCTCAATACAATCTACATGGAATGGAATCAAGATGTGGTTCTCTGAGACATGGGACAATATTTCAAAAGGTGCACAAGAAGGCTGGAAGAATATCACTGAAGGGATTAGTAATATTTGGCAATCTTTCACAAAAAAAATAGCAGATACTCTTACAAACATAGGAAAATGGTTTTCTGAAAAATGGCAATCTATTAAAGAAGGTGCGGTGAACGGCTGGAATAACTTAGTTGAAGCAGTGAGCCCCATTGTTGAATTTTTAGGTAGAGTAATTATGGTTCCTATCTCTTTAGTACAGGCAACCTTAGAATTTATATGGGGTTGGATTAAAGTTGGAGCTATTTTAGCATGGGAAGGAATCAAAAAAGCCGCAGAAGTTTCATGGAATTTCATTAAAGATAAGATAATTTCTCCAATTCAGGAAGCGTATGATTGGTTAGTTGGAAAATTCACAGAACTTGGCTTATGGCTAAGTAATAAATGGACAGAGTTTACAACACTGGCAACTACTTTTTGGGAAAGTATAAAACAAGCGATTCTCACACCGATAGGAGCTGCCTACGATTGGGTTATGATGAAGTTTTCCGAGCTAGGATTATGGTTAGGAGATAAGTGGAATGAAATACTACAAATTGCAAGTAACCTTTGGCAAGGGGTAAAAGACAATATATTTCAACCAATGTCTGATGCAAAGGATGGGGTAGTTAATAAGGCAGGTGAAATGTGGTCTGGACTGACTGATTGGTTTGGAAGGACAAAAGATACTGCAGGAGAAAAATGGCAAGGAATTAAAGAGACAATGTCTGATAAATTTACTTCTGCTAAAAATGGAATCACTGAAACAGCTTTAAATATATGGTCTTCTGTTTCAGACACATTTGGGCGAGTAGTGTCAACGGTTGCTGAAAAATTTGAAGCGGTCAAGGAATTTATTATGGGTCCAATACGAACAGCTAAAGATTTTGTTGGGCAAATGGTCGATGAAATTTTAGGGTTTTTTAGTCGGATAAAACTACCACACTTTTCAGTAAACTTCGAAGATAAAAAAATTTTTGGAAAAAGTGTATCTGTACCTAAATTTAATATTGATTGGCGTGCCAAAGGTGGAATTTTTAATACACCAACAATATTTGGAGAAAATGGTGGGCGACTACAAGGTATAGGTGAAGCAGGAAGAGAAGCAGCGCTTCCTTTGAACAAAAATACACTAGGAATGATTGGGCAAGAAATTATGCAGTCTTTAAGTCATAAAGATATTACAGCGCCCTTGTTAGAAGGTTTAGTCGAAGCAGCACGAGTAAAGATGTCACAGTCGAATCAAGTAAATAGTTCTCAACGGCAGATGACTGAAATGATGAATCAATTTATGGAATTGTTGGCCTCGCATACGGGATCAGGAGAAGTTCATCAAACAGTTAATGTGGGATCTTTAAATACGAACAGCATGTCTGAATATGATCATTTTAATAGAAAAATGAAAACTGCTGCAGAATTAGCAAATGCAGGACTGAGAGGTGTATTCTGATGGCGGAAAATTATTGGCATAGCTGTTCATGCCCGTGGTTTGTTTTCAGAAATATTCATTCTTATAAAGATATGGATTGCTTTATAAATGAAGAGCTTTCAGAGATAACAGCCCCAAAGGTAATTGACTCGATTAAAGTTTTAGGAAAAAGTGGGAAATTGCATAGAAGTTTCGGAGATTACGATTCATTTGATTATCCAATAGAGATGCAATTAGTTGAATTTGACCGTTTAGAAGATGTAAAACGATGGTTAAGCGGTAGCGGTAAATTAATTCTACACACAGATCCTGATAAGTATAGGGAAGCCATTGTAACTTTTAATGGCCAGCCTAGACCGTACACAAATGAGATGGGCGCTTTTTGGCGATTTACAGTTAATTTTGAATGTCAACCGTTTAAACGTACATTAAGAGAATGCTTTGTTTCATTGCAAAATGGAGTAAATATTATTGAAGACCCTGGTACAGAAATTGCCCGACCTTTATTTGAAGTAGAATCAAATGGAAATGAACTAAAAATAGAAACAAACGGAGCACTCTTCACAGTGAAGAATCCAAAAAAAGATGGAGTAATCACGATAGATAGTGAAAAAAGATTGGCTATACAAAACAGAAGCTTTTTGAAAACTTATGGAGAATTACCAACTCTCAATCCAGGAGAGAATATTTTGAAAATACAAGGAGTAAAAACAATTCGTATGATGAATAGGAGTGTATGGATATGAGCGAAAAAATAAATGACATCAAACTATATGACAAAGATGAAATTGATTTTGATCATAACGGATTGTTTTTACCTGATTTTGAAGATGAGCCTATTATAAACAGAGTTATAAATGGCAGATTCGTTTTAACCGGGGTTTATAGCTTGAGTGGGCAACATTCAGAAAAATTGGCTGTAGGGTCAATCCTTAAAGCTTACACTCCGAACAAAACATGGCAACTATTCAGAATAAATAAAATTAACGAGAAAACCTTAACCACAATTAGTTTTACAGCAAATCATATTTCGTTTGATACAAATCGTAATTTTATTGAATATATGTTTGCTGATCGATTAGGCGCTGATGAAATTATGAATAAAATTCAAAATTCATTAGCATTTAAGCAACCATTTCATTATTTTGCCGATTTCGAAGAGGTCCATCAATTCACTATTAAAGAAAACTACCCAATGGATGCGCTAATAGGTAGCAATAACCAAGCACAGAACTTAGTTGGGGTAGCAAATGCAGAATTAGATGTTGATAATTTTGAAATCAAATTAACAAAACGATTAGGGCAAGATAGAGGTTTTGTAATAGACTTTGGATTAAATTTAGATAGCATTGTTGAAACTACTTCTGGAGAGCAATGTCCTAATAGTTTATATCTAATAGGTGCTGTACCTGATGGAGACTATGATTCAGAAAAAAATCCAATTATTTTAAAGTATGTTCAGCCAAAAGGATTTATTGTAACTGATAGTAATAGAGTTATTGGAAAGTATACAAATTCTGAATGTAAATCTAAAGAGGAATTGAAAAAATGGGCGGAAAATGAACTGTTCGGTAAAAAGAAAATTCATTTACCGAAAGTAAGTCATCAAGTATCAATTATAGATTTAGCTTCTACTGACGAATATGCTGAATACAAAGATCTCTTTGAACTGCAACTAGGAGATTCAGTGCATGGAAAACTTCAAAAACAAGATATTACGTTAGAAGAGCGAATGATTGAATATAACTGGTACCCAAGAATTGGCGCTTATAAAGATATGGTTCTTGGAAATGATTTAGGTTTTTACACTAACACCGTTCAGCAAGCAGTTGAAGCAACATTAAAAAAAGTTGAGGAAGTACAAGAAACTGCCTATGAAAATTTACTGAACGCTTCAAAGGTGATTACAGGTAATGATGGAGGATATGTTGTCCATTGGCCTAAAAATAGACCTTCAGACATTCTTATTATGGATACTCCAGATATTAAGACTGCAAAAAGGGTGTTAAGAATGAATAAGTCAGGTATTGGTTTTAGTAAGAATGGCTGGAATCCTCAAAAATTTGAGACCGCTTGGACAATAGATGGAGTATTTAATGCAAACTTTATAGGGGCTGGGAAAATTAGAGCAGACATTTTTGAAACATCATTCAATGCTTATGGAGATATTCTAAGGCTTGCAAGCGGCGCTCTGCAAGCTTGGAATGGGAAAACTAAAATAATGGAATTAACCCGAAAAGGTATGGAGTTTTGGGACGGTTCAAGCCACGTTGGCACAATTGGTACAAAAGGGAATCCTTTTCCTGAATTAAACGATGTTAACGGAAATCCAGTCGTTACAGATGGCAAAGCATTGCTACTAGTTGGAGATAGTTCTTATAACACAATCGGATTATCTAACGAAAAAAGTACAGGACTTGTCTTATCTGGTAAAAATCAGTTTCATTTGGGAAATGATTTTTATTTTATTGGAATAGATGGTCAGGATAGTACGATTCACGCTAAAAAGTTATTTTTAAATGGCAAAGAAGTTATACCTGGTCAAAATGGTGGTGGCGGTTCTGGAGCTGGTACAGGTGGTTATCCATCAGAAGTTACAAGCGATGCAGATAAATTTGCTTGGGACTTATGGAGTTACCTATTAGCTAACGGATACAGCAAAGCAGCTGCTGCAGGTATCCTTGGAAATGTACAAGGAGAAGTTGGTCCAAGTATGAACCCAGATACCGAGCAAATAGGCGGTCCAGCTTACGGATGGGTTCAATGGGATGGTTCAGCGTATCCATTGGTAGGCGCCCCAACTTGGAATGGTCGAGAATATGTACAACGCTTAATCGCAGCTGCAGGTATCAAACAAGACTATAGGACGTCATTAGCTCAAGCTCAATTAATTAATTGGTGTATGTTCAATGGGCAATGGTTAGGACAAGTAAGTCCATTAACAGTTGATGAATTTAAAGTTGTCAGCTCACCTAAAACAGCTGCTTATGCGTTTGAGTTAAACTTTGAACGTCCAGCTGCAGCACATCCAGAAAGACAAAACTATGCACAAGCATGGTATGACAAATTCAAAGATTTGAAAGCTTCTACTGCAACAGGAAAAGCTGGCATAGAACATTTGGAGACCTTAATGGGCAAATGGCTTGGTAATGGGCAATGTTATGCCGTTCCAGCCGAATATTCTGGTTTTATGGGCGGCTGCGGTTTAGGTGCAGGAACAATTTATGGCTTTTCACATGTAATTGGTGATACATCATCTGCTGCAGATATTGGTGAAGCATATGATTGGAATGCGGTAGGTTGGCGAGTAATCCAAAATCCAACGTATCAAGATTTAGTAGTAGGAGCAATCGTCAATATTAGACGAGGTGGCCAATGGGGAACAGGTTGGACAGTAGACCCAACATATGGTCACACGGGCGTGATTTACGGCTTAAATAACGGACGTATCCAAACGATAGAACAGAATGCCGAGCAAGGACAAATTGTCGCAAAATATGACCGATTATATTTTGCTAATTCTATTCAATCGATTGTTATTCCACCAAAATAACGAAAGGAGGATTTTTCAATGGTTAAATGGCAAGCAACGCTAAGTACAACCGAACCATACAATTACATTGGGATTCAGAATGTACGACAAGGAAATCGAAACACAGAAGTCTTAGAAGCCATACTAGTTGAAAATGCTTTGCCGCTTGATTTAACAGGTTGCGAAGTTTTTTTTGAATCGGTTATTGATAATAAATATCCGATTCAACGTTCAGCAAAAATTGTGAATGCCAAAAAAGGGATTATTCAGTATACCTTTGATGAATATTCTATGCAGTCGTTACACAGACAAGAAGCATATTTCAGTATTCATAAAGGTGATAACCTGATTGGTGCAACGCAAAACTTTTCTTACTTTGTAGTGAATGCTGCTTCGAAAACAGAAGGTGAAATGGGTTCTTATTGGCAGTCCATTGAAGATTTAATCGCGGACATGAACGCTTTTATCAACGAAAATAAGGGTGATTTTACTGATTGGATGAATGCTAGAAAAGAAGAGTTTGAAGCGTGGCGAGATGCGCAAAAAACAGATTTCACTTCATGGTTCGAATCAATCAAAGATATTTTAAAAACGATTGATCCTGGCGGTACGATGTTAGCCGAGCTAATGGATGCACGTGTAGATATTCAAGGAGTGCGCCATAATTCAATTTCTGAACGTTTATTGGCAGATATGGAATATTTGTATCAGAAATTAGAGAAACGCTTATATACGTTAGAATATGGCGAAATAAGTGACTTGATTATTTTACAAGATGATGCTTTTTCGCTGAATCATGAAACAGAAATTGTTGGAATAGTTGATTATCCTGCGACCGATGGGGCATTGGTTATCGCAACAGTTGATGATACAAAACAGAACGCTTATGTGTTTGAAAAAGTGGGTGAAATAAGTGGTTAAAGCAAAACGAATGATGGAAACCGATAAAAATGGCGTAGAACGTCAGTTTTATCCTATAACACATGTATCTGCTGTTCGAGGATTAGAAAAAATTATTGCGGGTCAATCAAAAGTGTTATCTGTTAATGGATATACTGGGGCAGTAATTATCACTAAAGCAGATTTAGGCTTAGAAAATGCACTGACAGAACTTCCTTATGCGACAGAAGAAACAGACGGTATTATCACTTCTGAAATGTTTCAACGATTGTCAAATGGCGAGGGAGGCGTGTTTATTCTTCCAATCGCTACCACAGACGAACTGGGCGGAATAAAGGTTGGCCAACTGTTAGAAATTGCAGAAGACGGCACGTTGTCTGCGCTAAAACAAACAGATCAAAATTTCACCAATGAACTAAAATCGAAATTGGAAGAGTTGAAAAATTATACCGCTGGAGCGAATATCTCTATTTCAGAAGATGGTGTTATTTCAGCAACTGGTGGTGGCGATGGCGGCGGAGTGAATCAACAATATGTCGACCAAAAAGTTCAAGAAGCCATTGACAGAATACCTGATATTACGTTTGAGAAAGTAGGCGAAGTACAATGACAGACATTGTTAAATTAAAACAAGGAGGAATACAGGTATTTCCTCAAACACATTGGAATGCCGTGGAAGGGAAACCAGAAGTATTAAAAGGCGAAAAGGGAGACCCAGGTCCACAAGGTCCAAAAGGAGATAAAGGAGACATTGGTCCGCAAGGTCCAGCAGGACAAAATGCAACAACGACAGACGTTGCAACCTCAATAAAAAATGGCTTGATGTCTAAAGAAGATAAAACAAAACTAGATGGATTGCCAGCAATTACGTTTGAAAAGGTAGGGGAAGTGTAATGGCAGATATCGTTCAGTTAAAAGAAAATGGCACTGTAAAGTATATGAAGACACACGCAGATGCTATCGATGGTATTGAAGGTAAATTAGTAAAGGCTGTTGGAAATGAGACTATTCTAGGTACTAAGGATTTTCAAGATGGATGTCTTTCAAAAGGAAACGCAGTATTAACTCAAAATGGATTAAAATATAAATCATTTACGCCAACTGATCTTGATTCTTTACAAGGTGGATCTGTAACTTTTGAACGTTACGGTGACATTGTAACTGTTCAATTTACGATTCAAACGCGAATCGATAAAGATTTTGCAAAAGATCAAACGATTGTTTGGGGAATACCAGCAGAATTTCAACCAAACACAGACAAACTATTTCCATTAATTAATAGTGTTGGGAGTGGCGGAATTGTTAAATTTGTCGATGGTGTTAGAATATCAGCTCAAACAACCATCGCAAAAAACACGTGGTATTGGGGAACAATCACTTATATTGCTAAAAACAGATTATAATCAGGAGATGACAGACATGAAAACAATTTATAAAGTTTTATATCCTGTGGGCTATGAACCACAAGAAGTAAATGACACATACAACGTTGCTTTGCCATACGTGGAAGAAAAACCACTTGAAGGTTTGGCAAATGAACAATCACAATTCTTTAATTTCTCGGAACGAAAATGGGAAGAAGCGGTCACGCAAGATTATTCGAAGAAATTAAATCTGTTAGAAAACCTTTCAGCAGTATTAGAAGCAGATAACACTGCTTTAAAACAAGCAAATGAAAAACTAGCTGCTAAAGCAGAATCATTAGCTCAAATCAATTCAAAGACTATGCTTACTTCGCTTCAAAATACTAAAGAAATTGATGCGATTAAAGAACAAATCGGAGGTGCAAAATAATGTATTCATATGATGACATTAAACTGATGTATGACTGGGGGCTATTTACTCCAGAGCAAGTTGCAGAATTTGTACCTAGTTGTATTACAGAAGAGGAATTTACTAAAATGACAGGAAAACCGTTTAGCGAAAGCTAGGCGGTTTTCAATTGAGACGGAAGGTGTAGAACAATATGACCATTGAATCGTTGGGCACAATTGCGGGTTCTGTCATGTCGATTGTAGCGTTAGTAGCCTTCTTTGTTAAGCCTTATCTGGATACTTCAAAAAGACTAGACAATACGCTAAAGGACTTAAACGTAACAATAAAACTACTACAAAAAGATTTAGAAGTAGGAAACGAAGATCGAAAAGCGATTCATGTTCAGTTAGACAGACACGAAGATCGTTTAGATCGTCATAATGACAGACTCATTGAACACGGAGAACAACTAAAAACACTTTTTAAAGAAAGGAAGAAAACAAATGAGTAATAAATTTTATAATACAGCAAAATGGATTGTGCTTACCGTACTACCTGCTATTTCAGTATTTATTATGACGGTAGGAACAAAAATAGGTATTTCTAACCCAGACGATGTTGTCACTGTATTAAACGCTGGAACAGCTCTTCTAGGGGCAATTCTAGGAGTATCTAGCATTCAATATCAAAAAGGACAAGAAACAATAGATAAGGAACAAGGAGATGAAAGGGATGACATTGAACGGCATTGATATTTCAAGTTGGCAATCAGGGATTAATTTAGGAAAAGATGGTATTCCTGCTGATTTTGTCATCATTAAAGCAACTGGAGGAACAGGGTATGTGAACCCTGATTGTGATAGAGCGTTTCATCAAGCAGTTGCTAGTGGAAAAAAAGTAGCAATTTATCACTTTGCAAATGATGGCTACAACGGAACAGCGGAAGAAGAAGCAGATTTTTTCTTAAAAAACGTTCAAGGATACATTGGAAAAGCGATGCTTATCCTTGATTGGGAAGCCGAAAATCAAGCAGATGTTGGTTGGGCGAAACGATGGTTAGATATCGTTTACCAGCGAACAGGCGTTAAGCCTTTGTTTTATACGTACACGAATATTATCAATCGTTATGATTTCTCACCTATTGCGAATGCTGACTATGGATTATGGATCGCAAATTATCCAAGTGACGCGCCACAAGGATATAGTCAACCAACACCACCTATCAGTAACGGGTTTCCTTTTACAGTGATGTACCAATATACGTCAAATGGTCAATTGCCTGGTTGGAACGGACGTTTAGATTTGAATGTATTTTACGGAACACTTGAAGACTGGGATTCTTATGTAAAAGGAAATAGACGAACAAAAAGAGAAACAGAACAACTAATAAATAATAAAAAGGAAGTGGCAACTATGCATTGTATTTATGAACGACCAATGAGAGACGGAAAACCAAACAACGATAATGGAAACACGTGGGGGAAATATTACTGTAATGGCGTTAATTGTCGACATATCCCTTACGAAGACAATGTGAAGCTATTACAGGAACTCTACAAGAAGAACAACGGCCACGAGCTACCCATTTATACCCAAAGTGACTGGACCGTTCATGCGCCTTGGTATAAACGATTGGAAGAAATGTTTCCAGTTATTTAAAAAAGTTCTTGCCTAAAATGAAAATCTTCAGTACAATGAGATCAACCTAAAAACTAATTTTTACACTCATTCACTCTTAAACCGTCCTCACCCAGGGGCGGTTTTTGATTTACACAGACACACAGGTATGGTATATTTTCTATAATGACATGTTCATTTTGGAAACCTCAAATCCAATGAATGGCCACCTGCAATTAGGAGTTGATTGTAGGTGGTTTTGTTGTATACTTAAATTATATATAGAAAATGAGGAGCGGTTTCCATGAGAAAACATATTCAATCAATAGTAATATATGAAGACTTAGCGCTGTCAGAACTTACTAATCAAAGAATTTATATAAATTCAATGCCGGCATTTTTATTGAAATCTGATAACGATCAATTATCTTTTTCTGTGGTACTAAATCTAATTAATGTACCAGAAGGAACTAGAGTAGAATCTAAACTTGAAAAAATAGAAAATGAACAGATAGCTACGCTAATAGGATCATCAGAAAGCATAGAGGACGTCAACAGTATTAAGGGAATGAACGACAATTATTATGGTACACATATCCAAATGAATTTTTATGTGGAAACCGAGGCAATGGGAGTGGGTTATTATGCATTGAGAGTTGCGCTTGTATTAAATGAAGAAATCCTTGAAGAAGATGGGATAATAATACCAGCTAAGAAAGTTGGAGAATTGGATGAGTAAAGAATTATGGAAAGGAAATAAAGTTGTACCTATGCGAAAAGACGGAGGTGGGAATGATATGGGTGGTGGTAGTTACGTTACACATAAGGAACTTGAGCTAACACAGCAATCTATCGAAAGAAAAATTGATTCGACTGAATCAAATTTAAAGACGGAATTATCCAATATTGATCACAAAATTGAGACTAGTATATTCTCTTTTAAAGAGGAGTTGGTAAAGCAAAAAAATGCAAATATAAAATGGACCATAGGCACGGCTATAGCCGTTATTAGTGCAATAATAGGGGCATTAAAATTTTTTATACAGTGACACTACAGCTAGCGCAACCGATCTAATGGTTTGAATATTCTGGACCATTAGATCAATTGGTTAGAGCAAACGGCTCATAACCGTTCGGTCACAGGTTCGAGTCCTGTATGGTCCATAATGAAAGCCTCGCTTCCTATATGGAGCGAGGCTTATTTTTTATACACTAATCAAAAAATTTCTTACAATCATTTTATCAATGACAAGTTGATTTCGTTTATTCAAATGACCATAGACAGCTAATTCAGATTGTTCAGGTAACATTAGTAACATATTTGCCAGTTCGTTTTTAGAGACGATACAGTTTATAGTTTCGTCCTGTGTTACTAATGAGAATCGAACTAGCATTTTTGGATACATACTTAACATTCTAATCTTTTCAACTACTCCTACATAATTAGTTTTCATAAAATCGCCCTCCTAATGATAAAATTATACCGAACTAACGTTCGTTTTGTCTATAGTTTTACACAACTATAATATTTGAATACCACTTGACTACCATAATGGGGGTATTCAGGTTATATGATGTTAATTTAGTATAACTTTAAACGTTTATTTTACGGCGTTTGTGTACTTAAGTTAGAATAAGTTGTTTATTGAAACTGATTATCAGGATCCAATGACTTTCTTAGAAAGCTCAGTTAGTGGTAACCGTATGAACTATTCTAGCCCAACGTTTGATCAACTAATTGAAGAAGCAACAACTAAATACGCAAATGATCCTGAAACTCGTTGGCAAACATTAATTAAAGCTGAAAAAGTATTGGTGGAAGAAGATGCCGCTTTAATTCCTTTATACCAAGAGGCCCGTAGTCAGCTTGTACGACCAGGTGTCAAAGGTATTCAGTATCATAACTTCGGTGCAACGAGCACATATAAGTATGCCTATAAAGAATAA